TGATTATCGTCGCCTAGGAAAGCAACGAGTTGAAACATTTCAAGTACTTAATATATTGTTGGATCGAACTCCGACTAAAGGGTGGCGCAATCATCCTGTTACTTTAATGTGGACAGGCTATGAATCGGCACTAAAGCTATATCAAAATATAACTATATGCGAATGGATTAATAGGGGCTACAATAATAATATGAAACTAGAGCAAATTGAACCGGACAGCATCGTAATGCCGCCGTGGTTTGGCAATGAGCAGTTTCATAGATCCCATAGATCTAATTTATTGCGCAAAGACTACGAATATTACTCTCAATACTTTGATGAGCCAAGTGATTTAGAATATTTTTGGCCAGGAGCATCCTATGCCCCTTAAGGTATTTTTGTCTGGAGCAATTGAGGGCGTAGAAGACTATGGTCGCAGCTGGAGAAAATCTGCCACCCATGAGCTTCATTTACGTGGTTACGATGTACTGGATCCTATGAATATTGTTGATACAGAATACGAGACCCCAGAAGAAATTGTCGAAAAGAATTTGTTTTTACAGCGCCGTGCCGATATAATACTTGTCGAATATATGATTAAAGATCGTCCATATATAGGCACTGATTTTGAATTAGCCTGGGCTAAATTTAATAATCAGCCAGCAGTCGTGTTCGCCTGCGATTCAAATAAAGATAGAGTTTATTTGAAATATATGGCCACAAAGCTTGCATCATCGATGCAGGATGCGATAGAATATATCGCAGTTAATTATCCAACAAATTAATGAAAGGCTAGAAATGTCAGACAATAAGCTTAACTACTTTACCGTAACGACAACAGCAATTGTTAAGGCGAAGAATAAGTCAGACGCAGAGAAGATTGCAATGAGCAATCGTCGCCCGGCAGGAACCCCCGGTGAGGTAATCCTCAAGGATGTTGATGTTGAGCGAATCTCGGCTGTAGAAGCTCGTGAACAGCTCGTTGGCTGATCTATTCACGCAAAACTTCATAAATAGGTAAGTTCAGCTAAAGGGGGGGTAACTCCCCCCTTTAACTATTAGCGAATAAGGCATACATGATATACGCTCAAATGATTGGAAGAAATGAATCTTCCAGATTCCTTGAAGAAGTCCTAGAAAGACTATCTCATCAAGTTGATAAAATAATTTTCACAGATGATTGTTCAGAAGATAATACTGCAGAAATAGCAGCTAAGTATGCGGAAGTATTTAAAACTCCACAGCCCTTATTTACTCATCACGAAGGTCAGCTGAGAGCATTTGCCTGGGGAAACTTAGAGAAATTTGCCAAACTAGGTGATTGGGTTATAGCAATAGATTGCGATGAGAAACTTTTTCACACAGAAGGTGAAGATATTGCTTCAGTATTGGCGAAATCTCCATATGATGTAGTTAATGTAAGATTTTATCATATGTGGAATAATAGTCAGTATAGAGTAGATAAATTGTGGGCACCAAATAATAGTTCTAGAATTTTTAGATTTATAGATAATGGTGGTTTTTTGAATAGAAAACTAGCATGCGGCTCTGAGCCAACATATGTTAGGGACCTAATTGCCAAAAAAAATTATTGGCTAGATTCAAAATTGGTAATGCAACATTTAGGCTACATAGAAGATAGTGATAAGCTATTGAAGTATGAGCGTTATTCGAATCTTGATGGTGGAGAATTTCACGCTCTAAATCATATAAATTCTATTATAGATAAAGATCCAGTATTAATTAATTGGGGAAATTTTGGTATATAAGGTGGAGCTATGACAATATTTAATCCAGTAGAATCAGTTAAGCAAATTACTTTGGCAATGGAAAAGAAAGAAAGATTTGGTTACATTAATGTTCCAAAGTCTTCTATTGTTGCTCTAAGTAAAAATAGTGAAAATCCATTTCCCGCTTCATTCGCTAAAAATATTTTAGCAGCTCTTAAAAAGAATGAATCAAAACTCATGAAAGCAATATCACATAGTTTAGTTTCTGATATTGAAGCAGGTAAGCACTTTAAGGTTGGTCTTAATAAAAAGTCAGACTATTATTATTCAAATGTTTTTGAATACTATTTCTTAAATAATAAAGATGTATACGATACAATAATAAATTATTATATTAGAAATAGCTCAAAAGTTGTTGTATCCTTTCATGACAAGAAAATTATACAAAGACAGATTGGCTTTGACGCACACGTAATTACCGTACCATTTCAAAATTATCAGCAAAAAATAGATGATATTTACGCTCAAGTTTCTGAATTTGGAAATGATGTAGATTACTGTCTAATGGATTGTGGTATATTAGGACTTGGTCTTACGCCCAAGATATGGGATAATCTTAGTGCTTCAATCATAGACATGGGTAAGGTGATTAGTCTATCCAAGACTCTTTCTCAGCAGTAGTCATCATGAAAAATAGCAAAAGAAAATTTGAAGATGACGATATTGAGTTTTTAACAGACCTACTATTAGATACAAACCTGCCAATATCAGATATAGCAAATGAACTAGATCTATCTATATCTGATGTAAACAAAAAAATAAATAGCTTAGGTTTATCTTGGTTAAAAAACTCTAGAAAAAAAATGTCTAGGGGGCAGACAGCACTAACTCTAATTATGAAAAAACTCTTACCCGGTGAAGATATTGTAAATGAGTATCATATAGGGGATAAAATGAAGCTTGATGTTTACTGTCCATCCTATAAGATAGCGGCAGAGTATCATGGTCGACAGCACTTTTTCTACACTGGTAGATTCTTTGATTCAAAATATGAATTTATTGAAGCTCAGAAACGAGATAGACTAAAGGAGCAATGGTGCAACAATAACGGAGTTGCCCTTGTTGTTTTTAGATATAATGATTCACTTACAGAATCTAGTGTTTACTCCAGATTGCTAGAAGCCATAAGGGCCAATCCAATTGAAGAAAAAATAAAAACAAAAAAAAGCATATCGTCTTCTGAGTATTATCAAAAAATGAAAAAAAGAAATTCAGAATACAAAAAAAATATGTATAGAAAAATTAAGGGCAAAAAAATTGATGATGACTGATAATATAGAAGACTCCGAAATAGCTCCCATAGAGTACCAGATCTTCTCGCTGTGCTTCAAAGAAGACGACGCTCTAGGTTTTTTTGAAGAAAATCTTCCAGATGAAATAGTCGGTCAGATACATGGGGAAAACGGCATTCACGAGTTCTACTGCGCACTTTTATCATTCTATAAGTCAACAAATTTAAAGGTAGTTGATCCAGCAGCATTTAAATCATGGCTATCTACAGAAACTGACATTTACGAAGCATTGGGCGGGCTGGCTGGTGTTTCAATTATGATGGACTATATACTTAATATAGAGTCTGCAAGCAAGGAATCTTTAATTGAGTTAGTTAGATATAAAGCAAATAAAAGAAAGCAAATAAATTATTTACAAGAACTTCAGATTTTAATAAATAAAAAAGGTGCGAAGACAGAAGAAGACATTGAAAGAATTGATGTCCTTACAACACTAATAAAAGATATACAAAAATCAATAAAGTATAACCCTTTTGACAAAGTAACAACAGCGAGCGATATAATTTCTAGAGCAGAAAATCTCCTAGAAGTTCCAGATTTTATCCCCACTCAGTTTAAGGCATTAAATAGAGCCATGGGCTACACTGACGAGGGAGGATTTTTTAAGGGAGCCGTACATGCAGTAATTGCTCCTTCTGGCAAGGGCAAGAGTACCTTTGCAAAATGCCTAGCAAATCACTGGTTAGATACAGGATACAGGGTTCTATATGTAAACTTTGAAGAAGCTCTAGGTCACTGGGAGCGAGTTCTGATGACGCAGATTATCGGTAAGAATGTCTATGCAGAGGCAGACAATTGGAATAGCGCACAAAAAGCAGAGTATATAAAAATTTTTACTGAAAGATTGCAAAAATGGGGGGATCGCCTAATGGTTAGGCATGATCCGGAAACTCCATATTTTGAAGATCTAGAGTTTTGGTTAAGAGATTTAATTGGCAATAATGATAAAATCCCAGATGTAGTTATAATAGATACAATACAGTCTATGTTCACAAGAGGTAATGGCAAGGGCAAGCCGCGATGGGGTGAATTTGAAGAGATGATGGTTAAGCTAGAAAAGTTAGCTAGGGATATGAACTGCGTTCTAATAATAACCGCTCAGGAAAATGCAAATAGAATGAAAGAAAAAAGAGAAGTGGTTCAGCAGTCTGACACTGGTGGCTCACTAGCAATTCAGCAAAAATGTGCAGTAACTATATTCATTACGGAAAAGCGATTAGTTACTGGTGATGAAACTGAAGATGAGCATGTTATGCAACTGCAGATACCCAAGAATAGAATAACAGGTTCTGCGTTTATTTACGATCCACCACTGGTTAGATATAACGACGAAAAAAAGAGTTATGAAGACTATGAAATAGTTACTGATGATTCATATTTGGAGTCCTCAGACCTTCAGGATCTTCTGGATGGAGAAGGATTTTACTAATGGAAAGCCTATCTATAAATGGTATAAAAGATTTTCAGATATGTGAAAGATTATATGATTTTAGACATATACAAAGTCTTCCAGAAAAAATATATTCTAGAGATATATATACATTAAAATTTGAATCAACAATTAAAAATATCTTATACTACTTCTGGTTTAAGAAGCAAGCTGGAATAACACCATCCTACGCGTCTCTATTGAATAGATGGGAAAAGTTGTGGTTTCCAAAAAATACTGATCACTATGACATAATGACAGAGCAACATGAAAGCGCTTACGGAAATGTTTCAAGCCTAACTACACGAGCAGCAGCTATACTGCTAAATTATTACGATAGATATAGTGAGCTTAAGCACATACCAATTTCAATATCAGATACATATTTGGCTTTTATCAATAAATCGATTAAGATAGAAGATAAATTTGATTTAATATATAAAGATAATGATAATATTTTTGTAGTTAAGTTCCTATTTAATTACAAAACAAGCCATAGATATATCTATCAAATAGATTTTGCTACGGCGTATTTGGGGTATAAAGAAAAACATCCCGCCAGACTACATCAAACAAAGTTTGGATATGTTGATCTTTTATCTAATAATATGAATTTTATAGAATATCAAATAACTGAAGAAGATATAGATTCTCTTGAATATTGGTGTGATACAATAGTTGAGAAAGAAATATTTGTACCCAGAAGAGGTTTAACCTCATATTGTAAAAAGTGTCCTTTTGATACACCTTGTTTAAAGTGGGTTGGTTGGAAATGAATAAGAAAAGTATTTTAGATGATATTTTAGAAGATGAGACTGCAGCATCTCAGCAGCATGAAGACGAGATTCTTGGTCCCCTTCTGCAGGAAATAAATCTAATAACAGATGAATCAATTAAATCATTTGTTAGATCAATTTTATTAAAGGCTGATATATTCTGGAGTATACCCTCTAGTTTTTCTGGAAAATATCACCCGCCGGACGAGCATGGATTTGGTGGCAATGTCCTACACACAAAAAGAGTTGTAAGAATTGCCGAGGCCATGTCGGAATCATACTCTTTGTCAGAAGAAGAAAGAGATATAGTCTTGGCAGCATGTTTGCTACACGACCTAACTAAGGGAATTCCCTCTGAATCAGAAGAGCATTTTCACTACGATCCTATGCATCCCTATACTGTAAACAAATTTGTTACTCAGTGCGTAAAGCATGATAAAGAGTATTCAAATGATTCTCAGTCATCTACGCTTTTTACCTCCGAGGATGTTATGCAGTCGATACTCAGACTGGTCAGATGCCACCTAGGTCCATGGTCACCAGTTCCAGAAACTTATCCTATAACCTATTTGGATTACATAGTTCATTTATCAGATAATATAGCTAGTAAATTACATACTATTATTGAGGACAGTGATTTAATTAATGACCAGTGGCGAAAATAGTGACGTAGAAGATAGAATACTAAAAAGAATATTTATAGTTTCAAAATTAGAAAAAATAATTGAAGAGTCTGTTTATTATAGAACACATTCTGAAAATTTTTCTAAACAAAAAATAATTATAGGAACGATTAAAGATACATCTAACTCAATAAAAATATTATGAAAATTAATTATACTAATAATAAATATCTGTCAGAATGGAAATATTTAGAAGTAGCTAAATATATTAAAGATTTAGATAGGGTAATTAGATTAAAAAATAAGGATCTCCCATATATAATCACAGTTAATGATATTGAGGAATTTAGGTCTAGCAATAATAACGAAGGACTTTATACATCAGTATGGACTTATAATTCAACTGAAATAGAAAAAGCAACTAGATTAGGTCCACTTTATTTTGACTTAGACAGCTCTGACATTGAGTTAGCATTAGAGGATACGTTAAAACTAAAGAACTATTTATGTCAGTACATTGACAGAGATTCTATTATCATTTATTTTACTGGCAAAAAGGGTTTTCATATAGAATGTGAGCCGGTAGCCCTTGGGATCAATCCATCCAATAATCTTCCTAATATTTATAGACACATTGCCCAAAAAGTATCATCAAAGCTAGCAATTCAGTGTATAGATTTTAGCGTTTATGACCAAAGAAGAATGTGGAGACTTGAGGGCAGTAGGCATCAAGCTACAGGTCTTTATAAAAATATAATTAATGATGATATTCTAGACCTGGGAAAGAATGCAATTCAGGATTATTGTCAGGCAAGATCTGAAAATACTGTAGTAGAGCAACATTTTCAGGCAAAGGCTAATGAATGGTTTAGGGAATTTTCTTATGATCTAGAAATAGAAAAAGAAAAATCAAAAGATTTTATAGCTTATTTCAATAAGCACGGCTCTTCAGCTTTCAAGGATGTTAAGCAAATAGATAGAGAATTCACACCCGATAGACTAATGGAGTCATGTCCAGCAATTAGAAGACTATATGATCAAGCTAAAGATAATCATTTTTTAGAACACGAAGCAAGGCTCTTCCTGTGCTCAATACTAACCTATAGCGAAGACGCAGTTAAGTTTCTTCATGAAATATTAAGCCACTGCGATGATTATAATGTAGAAAAATCTACTAGTCACATAAATGATTGGATAAAAAGAAGAAATCTTGGCATAGGTGGTAGACCATATACTTGTGATAGGGCCAATTCTGTGGGGGTTGGATGTGGATCTTGTGCGTTAGAGGAAAGAAAGAAATGGATAAAGATAGGTACTAAATATGTTGAGAGTAATGAAAAATCTTCTCCTTCACCAATACGTTTCGCATATAAAGTAAAAAATAAAGGAGGTGAAAATGAGTAATATAGAGAATCCAAATGATGTTATAGGTGTATGTTCTGAGTGCAAATCAGATCAACCAAATTCATACATGGAGAACAGCCCCTTTGCGCAGGCTGGCCATAATGTTCCATGTAGATATTGTGGTGGTGTTGTCATAATAACTTATCGTGAGACTAGAGATAGATCACTTGATCAGTCTGATACCAATAGGGGTATCTAATGAAAAACTGGACAAATCTTCACAATCACACTGTGTTTTCAATGTTAGATGGGCATGGTGATATAGAAAAATACCTAGAAAGAGCAAAGAGTCTCGGCATGCGGGGGCTAGCTACTACCGATCATGGCAACATACACTCATGGCTGGATTTCTACGACGCAGGTAAGGCTGTTGGCGTTAAGCCAATACTCGGTTCAGAATTTTATCAAGCAAGAAAAACTAGATTTGACCGAGATGAGGAAGAGAGATCTGGTCCAGCAAAAAATGAATGGGAGCAAAGAGGACCTTATCACATAACAATCCTTGCTAAAAACATAGAAGGTTATAGAAATATTATTAAGATTTCCTCCAAGTCATTCTTGCAGGGATATTATGTAAAACCTAGAGTCGACCATGATTTAATAGCAGAGCATTCTGAAGGGATAATTGTTTTATCAGGTTGTCTTAATGGTGAAGTTTCTCAAGCCCTACTTAGAGATGACTTTACTTTCGCCCTCAATGCTGCAAAAAAAATGCAGGACATTGTAGGTAGAGAAAACTACTTTATTGAAATTCAAGATCACGGTCTTTCCGAGCAGAAAAAAATAACAAATCAACTTATTGAAATAGCAAGCACCATCGGTGCAAAAATAGTCCCAACGGGAGATTGTCACTACGTACATCAGCACGACGCCAGAGCGCATGACGTGATGCTATGCGTGGCAACAAACGCTACTGTAGATACTCCAAATAGATTCTCCTTCAGCGGTGATGAATTCTATTTGCAGTCATATGATGATATGAATCGCAAGTTCAGTGACGAGTGGCTTACAAATACCATGCAAATATGTGATATGGTGGACTTAGATCTAAGTTTTGGAAATATATATTTTCCAAATTTCCCTATACCGACTGAAGAATCATCTATTGAATATTTTGAGCGTTTGGCTTGGGAAGGGCTAAAGAAAAGATACGGTGACCCACTTCCTGGCGAAATTATATCTAGGGCTGAACACGAAATTCGCGTTGTCAAAGAAATGGGTTTTCCAGAATACTTCCTAGTTGTTTCGGATTTAGTTAATTGGGCTAAGAATAATGATATTAGAGTTGGATGGGGAAGAGGCTCCGCAGCAGGTAGCGTTCTATCCTATGCTTTTAATATTACAAATTTAGATCCAATTAAATTTGGATTGATGTTTGAAAGATTCCTCGTAGAAGGAAGAAAGTCAATGCCAGACATCGATCTAGATTTTGACGATAGATATAGAGATGAAGTTATTAATTACGCCAGAGAAAAATATGGCCACGACCATGTCGCACACATATGCACCTTCAATAGAACTGGCGCCAGACAGTCCATTAGAGACGCAGCAAGAGCGCTTGGTTACGACTTCGCCACAGGTGATTCTGTAGCAAAGTTAGTTCCTCCGCCAGTTTTAGGTATATCCAAAAATCTAAAAGAGTGTATGGAAGTGGAAGAATTTAATCTTCTTTATAATAAAAATGAAGATTCAAGAAAAATAGTAGATACAGCATTTGGCCTAGAGGGTCTAGTTAGGCAGACTGGAATTCACGCAGCTGGAGTAGTTATATCTAGAGATGCACTTACAGAGTACCTACCAGTTATGCAAAAAGGTGTGGACAATCCAGTTGTAACTCAGTGGGACATGGGCAGAGTTGAGCAGTGTGGTCTGCTGAAAATAGATTTTCTTGGATTAAGAAACCTCGGGATTATCGACCAATGCATTAAGTTAATAGACAGACATCATGATATACAAGTGGATGTAGAAACTATCCCGCTAAATGATGAAAAAACATTTGATGAGCTCTGCAAAGGGAATAGTATGGGTGTATTTCAGCTTGAGTCATCTTCGATGAAGGAAATGATGATAGCACTGCAGCCCAGAACTATCGAAGAAATCATGGCCCTTATATCTCTTCATCGGCCAGGTCCAATGGGTTCAGGTATGGACAAGCAATATATTGACAGAAAGCACGGTAGAAGCTCTGTAAAATATGATCATCCAAGACTGGAAAAAGTCCTATCATCTTCGCTCGGCATTATGCTGTATCAAGAGGATGTTCTTGCTGTTTCGCGAGAGTTGGCAGGTTTTAGTTCAGCCGAAGCTGATGACCTTCGTAAGGTTATTGGTAAAAAGCTGATGGACAAAATTGCAAACATGAGACAAAAGTTTGTAGATGGATGTAGATCACACTCTGAGATAGATGAAAAATTATCTAATAAAATATTTTCTGACATAGAATATTTCGGAGGGTATGGATTCAACAGGGCGCACGCAGCAAGCTACGCAATGATCAGTTATATAACGGCGTACCTGAAGGCAAATTATACAACAGAATACATGGCTGCACTTATGTCCTCTGTAGTTGGGAATAAGGATAAGCAATCACTATATCTAGCAGACTGTAGAAAGCTAGGTATCAAAGTGTTACCCCCATCGATAAATAAATCTGGAATTGATTTTGAGGTAGTTGGTAGTAACGAAATTGTTTTTGGCCTATCTGCGATAAATGGAATAGGAAACTCAATTGCAGAAGCGATTGTCGGTTGCAGAGATACGTTAAAACCGTATAAAAATCTTAATGACTTTTTTAGAAGAAGTGACCCTATAATTTTTAAGAAATCAACACTAGAACATCTGGCATCTGCCGGAGCATTTGACGAGCTAGTTGAGGAGGTTTACTCAGAACCAAACAGACTCCTGGAGCTTCAAATTCTAGAAAAAGAAAAAGAAGAATTAGGAATATATGTTACGAGTCACCCTGTTATGGGCATGTGGGATATTCTATCTAAAAAGGTTACTTGTGAAATTATTGATTTAATAAATTATAATGTAGGTAATTCTATAAAAATAGGTGGAATTATTACTTCAGTTAAAAAAATAATAACTAAAAAAGGACAAAAAATGTTTAAAGTTATTATAGAAGATATATCTTCAGATATAGAAGTAATTATTTTCCCCAACGCCGCAAAGAATATAGATGATGACTACCTTAATAAGGGGGACATTATAGTGTTGACCGGAACCCTCCAAAAGGAAGGTGATGAGGAAAATCCTATACCAAAAATATATTATTCATCTTGTGAAAAAATAGACTCGCACCTTATTACATCTGGTAAGCCAATTATTATTCAAGTAAATACAGATATATCTAATCTAACATTAAGTAAAATATATGATATAATTAATTCATCAAAAGGTGATAGACCTGTACTGTTTGAGGTCTGCACAGAAAAACATAAATTTATTTACCAATATAATGTAAAAGCAAGTTCAAAAATAGAAAAAGCAATAAGAGATATAGTTGAATTGGAGACAGCAAATGTCAAGTAACGGACCAACAACAAATCCTACCAATAAGTGGTGCTGGACCTTCTGCCCCTCCTGCAATAGGTGTCAGGATAAAGGAAGATACACAAAGTGCAACCAGTGTTCAGGTAGATATGATCCAGATTTAAAAATTAGAACAGATAACGATGATTTTTGTGACTGCAAAAACGGAGTCCTAAGATGGAAAACGCAGCAGGGCAAGCTTATCGTAACCAGATTTAAATCAAATCCATTTAAGGGTGAAGTTAGATACGAAAAAAAGACAGAAGATGAAAGAGATTGGGACGCATATGTAAAAGATATGCGTGAGAAATTAAATGATCCAAATTGGAATCCAATAACTATTTACGAGGAGTAATCATGAACTTACCTGCAGTAGTAGAAAAAGGCAATATAAAGCTTACTGAGTATTCTCAATCAGACTATGGATATGAAGATAGATTTTTCATTCAGTGCACTTGTGTAGGCTTTTATATGACAAAAGATGAATTAAAAGATTTATATACAGTAGTTAGTTACTATCTAAATGCTGACGAGTATACGGATGTCAAAGTTTCTATAGGAGGCGAAGATGTGGCCATATGAAGAAGATGATCACATGGAACTTGGCGATAGTGGCTGGGTTCCAGTAAAAAATGGTGGATATAAAAATAAATATAATGGTCATTACATAGATGAAATGGGAAGAGAATATAATGATGATGGTGATCTTGTCTATGACCCAGATGAGCAGGAGTAAAGTTTTTGAGTTTAATTGAAATTAAATCTTATGATAATTTATCAGAGTTAGAAAAAATAGCAGTTGTAGATTTTTCCTATTCCAGGCTAGACACATATAAACAGTGCGCAGCTAAATATTTTTACAGTTACATAACAAAAGAGCCAAGGCTGTTTAATGCACCCGCCGCCCTAGGCAATGTGGTTCACTCTGTCTTTGAAAATACAATCGAACGTGGTAAGCAGATTGATATTCTGGAATTAAAAGAAGAATATGAAAAAAATATTTCCACGTGGGATCCGGATAAGTTAATTCCACCTGATCTCATATCAGTTGGTTCTCAGATAATAGAAGAATTTTATGACGAGAACTATGATAAAGACTTTAAGGTATACGCAAAAGAGCTTGCCTTTGAGTTTGTAATTGGATCATACAGGATTATAGGCTTTATAGACAGGGTAGATGTTGACGGCGATCACGTAACTATAGTTGACTATAAAACTGGTAAGTGGGAAGTCGCACAAAAAGATATAGCTACTAACTTGCAGCTAGGCATATATGCACTGGCTATGCATAATATTTTTCCAGAAAAACAAATCTACGCAGAACTATACTATCTAAGATCTGGAAGGAGAAAGGGTCATAGCTTCTCCAGGGAAGATATAGAAGATGTAAAAATCAATCTTATTGAATCTATTAATAAAATAATAAAAGATACCAATTTCCTACCCACATCTAATACTCGTGCGTGCTCCTACTGCGACCACGCTAAAAGTGGAGCATGTGGGACAGGAGTATTTAGAAATAAAAAGAATAATTACGGGCAATAAAAAAGGAGCCGGATAACCGGCCCCTTTTTTATTTTATTGGAGGGAAATCAGAAGTCAGAATTCTCTACGTAGGAGAAGTCAAACTCGTTGATTTCATTGACGACCTTGGTAGCAAGGTCATTGTCGATTCCATGGTTAGCAGTCAAATCGTTGACGATTTCCTGGTTCATGGATTCGAGGGAATTTTTGATGATTTCTGTTAATGTGTTCATGATGGATATTGTATCCTCTCTCTTTTCGGATTGCAACCTGTATTGCAATTTTTTTGTTTTTTTTTGTTTTTTAATGTATAATATTAACAACTTTTCACGACAATAAGGATAGCAGCATGGCAGCAGTGGTGACAACCCCAGAGCAGTTTTTTTTGGAAAAATCTTCTTTCAAGAAACATCCTAACTTTAACAACCTACGTAACAAGCAGATTGATCAGGCTATTATATCAGAAGATGTTCCACAAAGGCGGGGCTCCGGGAACGCCTATCAATATACTAAAACTGGTTATCGTAAAGATATAAATATGAATGTTAGATCTAGTTGGGAAGCAAACTTTGTTAGAGTTCTAAATATCTACAAGATCGCTTTCGAGTTTGAGCCAACTGTATTTTCTTTTCCGATTAAAAAAGGAACAAAGGCGTATACTCCTGATTTTCTTTTAAAGAAAAATGATGAGTGGATAGAGATAAAAGGCTACCTAGATGATAAGAGCAAAATAAAGCTTAGAAGATTTAAGAGATATTACCCTGAAGAATTTTCTAAACTGACTTGTGTCATAAGTAAATATTCTCGAAACGCAAAAGATTTTATGGAAGAAATTGGCGTAGAAAAAGTTATCTATTACGAAGATATAAGAGACTTTTATAGTAAATATATTATTAACTGGGAAGGTAAGTCATGAGTAGTTATAAGGAACAGTACTATTCGCTGGAAGAAAACGAGATGCAGGAGCTTATTGCAAAAGCAAAAACTGGTTCATCCAAACATCAGCAAGAAATACTTAAAGTATTTAGCAATTTTTTAACTAAGTATATATCTTTGTTATATTATTCAAAATATAACTTAAATGATTATGACATAAGAAGGTTTATTTCTTTATTTATTAAAGATCCTGGAACACGCTTTGCGCTGATGAAGAATAAGATGAATAATCAACATTTTAAAGTAATCAATGAGTGTATGCGTGGCATTAATTATATGACAAAAAGATATGGTGATGAAGAAGATATCAGGCAGACCGTCTACCTAACTTTCTTTCAGTGCATAGGAAGGTATGAAAGGAAAGACTCCGCTAAAGGGCCAATACCATTTAGTGGATTTTTGTATAGTTACTTTTTTTATCTTTTAAAGAAAAATGTAGACACATTTTTAATAGATCAACTTGGAAGGAAAACATTTCACTTACTAGATGATGACGCAACAAATGATGAGTCTGACGAAAATTATGTTACCGGATTTAAAGCAGACCCTGTAGAATATAGCATGGAGCAGATGCTATCTGTTGATAAAATTGATGAATTTTGGGTGTTAGGAGAAAGAACACAGCCGCCGTTTGATATACTGTCAGTACAGGAAAGGCAGCTATTAAAGTGGAGATATGTTGACGGCGAAAGATCAAGTCAAATATCTTTAAAGATAAATGAGCATCCAAACACAATAAGAGAGCATCTTTCTAGGATTAAAAATAAGATAGCAGAATTTATAATCGAAATGGACCTAGAAGAATATTCCATTTTACTAAGCATGGAGAAGAGTAAGTGACAATAGCATCAGCAGAAAAAATGAAAGATCTTTTAAAGGACTTTTTAGGAAATCAACTACAAGAAGTCATAGAAGCTTATATCTCAAACGAAAATGTTTATAAATATTTTGTTGAAATACCAGAAGTAGATGTTGTTGATCTGGGAATAGATAATATAGCTTCACTTGTTGCTAGAACATCTAATGTATATGGTAGGGCAGCTCGTTTTGCAGGCATGGCTAGAGCCCAGTTGAAAATATTAGAAGGTTCCTTTGAAAAAGTCTATAAACTAAATATGACAACGGGCAAAAATGAAGATGAGCGTAAAGCTTTTGCAATGAAGGCCGCTGAGGAGCAGCATTCAGAGTACATTGTTTGTCAAGCAATTGTTAGTTTAGCCGAATCCATAGAAAGCGCCGCAAGAATAGCGTCAGAGTCTGCCAGAAAACTAATGGATAAAATTCAGTCAATGCAAGTGGCGGCCTATAGAGAGGAAAAGGGATCCTATCTTGAATCAGATTTTAGCACATATTAAAGGATAAATTATGTTTATTGGTTACTATAAAAGTGTTAGTTCAGCAAAAGAGTTTTATTCTGAAAAAAGAAATGATTTGAACTTCCCGATGCAGATAGAATATCAGGGAGATAGATATCTTCTTTCTAAGACTATTCAAGTTACGCCCAAGAGTGAAAAAAATCTAATAGATACAGCCAAGAGATACGGAATAGACTATGACGTTGGAATTGACGACACCATCAATTGAAGCAAGACAGTATGTAGAAAAGCTCCTTAGCGCAGTGGGAACGCAAAAAAGAGAACTATATTCGCACGAAGAAGTCGAAAACATGCTTTTGGATATATATCTTTTACTTAAATCAAATTGATGGATTGGTTAATATATGAATATAGAAGTTTTTTGTGACGGAGCCTCAAGAGGTCAGGGGCAAAAAAAATTCGGTGAGGCAGCCTGCTCAGCAGTTGTCTATAAGAATAGAAAAAAAATAGCCCAGTTTGCCAGGGGACTAGGTCCAAGAACTAACAATGAAGCAGAATATGAGGCAGTAATAGCCGGTTTACTAATTTGCTCAATGGCAGACCTGATAGATCCTATTATCTATACAGATTCAGCCGTAGTGGCAAATCAAATTAATGGTAAGTGGAAGTGCAAAAATCAATCACTGATCCCACTTTTGATGACGGTTGAAGAAATAAAAGAAGAATTTAATTTTCGGGTAGTGCAAGTAAGTCGCTCTTTTGTGTGGGAGCCCGACGCTCTAGCTAACGCATTCTTAAATGAATTAGAAGTAAGAAAAGAGTACATCTCTAAATTCTAGCTGATATAATATAGAGTATGATTAGATCATTTTCTTACAATAAAGAACATCCAATTATTATTGGTTTGGCCGGAAAAGCTGCAACCGGTAAAACATCAGTTGCAGAAAAGATAGTTCCTAAAGGATCTATCAGTGTAGCGTCAGATAAGATGGCATGGGATCACATATTCTTTGCACTGCCCCTTTATGAGCTGGCCAACATAAGAAAAAATATAGAAGGAATTAACAAGAAGAATAGGCAGTTGTTCTCAATCCATCAAGCCATATTCGACATATATGGCGGTAATGCTACAGGAAGTATTCCGTCTTACGAAGAATTTGTTTCATTAGTAAGCCAGATATACTCCATGCCCATAGAGCCAGAGGGCATTAAGCCAAGAACATTCTTGCAGACTGCGGGAGATCTATGTAGGTCTTATGATGAAGACTGCTTTTCCAAGTGGGCCATAGACAAGGCTAAAAAACTTTTTAGATCATATGTAAATACAGATCTGTATGAAGAAACTGAAAGCCCAATGTGCGTAATTATTTCTGATGTTCGCTTTCTTAATGAAGCAGAAACTATCTTAAAGCAACCAAATGGAATAGTTATATGTTACGAAGCATCTGATCAAACTAGAAATGAAAGACTACTTAAAAGAGATGGTCGACTTATGACCGAAGAGCAAAGCTTACATAAATCTGAAAAACAAATTGACTTGATAAAAGAAATAGCAGATGTTATAATACATACCGACACACTGTCTATAGAAGAGCAAGTCAATAAAACAGTAGAATTTATAAATAATACAATAGGACAATATGCCTAAGATAACAAAAACAGCAATGGAGCAGTCAACCGATTCTCCTTTAGACCAGGTGGTAAATCTTTTGAGTAACGAAATATCATTAACAAGTTCTCCCATAGTAATATGTGGGGTAAATAGAAAAATAAACATAGGAAACTTTGAAAACATCGACGTTTACGCAGGAGTAACTATCCCTTTGCACGGCTTGTCATATGACGACAAGGAGCAGCTAACTTCTGCAATCGAAGAGGCTGTTTCCTATGGTTTTTCTCTGGCTTCAAAAGAAACTGGAGAAAGATATCAGCTAATAAAAGATTCACAACAAGGTAAGTAAAAGAGGTAATTATGAGTTTAATTAAGAAAATGGCAAGAAAAATTCTTTTTGGAAAAAAAGAATCAAAAAATAA